TCTGTAGCTGTATCAACTGCTTCTACAGACGAGCTACTTGCAACTATGCAGGTAGATGCTGAAGACTTCAACGGTGGTACTTCAGGCAACTCTATTGTTGTTCAGCCAAGAGGTATGGGTGACGGTGTTAATACAACAACTGCACATGCTACACCTCTAGCTGTTATCAACAGAATGGGGCGAAAGCTTGACCAACAACATGTTGATAAAGAGGGAAGATGGCTTGTAATCGACCCAGTCTTTGCTGAATTGCTAAAAGATGAAGACTCCAGAATTATGAATGGTGACTTTGTATCTTCAAAGGACGAACTCAAAAATGGGATGATCTTCAGCAACTTGCATGGCTTCAAAGTGTTCATGTCAAACAACCTACCTGAAATTGGTAATGGTCCTACAGGAGCTACTTCTACTGGATCAAGCCACTTTGGTGTAATCGTTGCAGGACATAGTTCAGCAGTAGCCACTGCAGAGCAAATCAACAAAACAGAGACATATCGTGACCCTGACAGCTTTGCTGACATCGTCAGAGGTATGCATCTCTATGGACGTAAGGTATTACGACCTGAAGCACTTACTCGTGCTATATATGTATCTAAATTCTAAGGGAGGTAAATCATGGCTACAATTACAGCAACTCTTGCAAATACTCATGGTTCTTCTTCTCGTGGAAGACAACCATATTATGTGCAACAAATAGTTGACCTAACAGCTAACAGCATTAATCCTAACGGTGATGTAGTACAGGTTCTTACTGTACCTGCTAACACTAAAATTATTGCTGCAGGTTTTCAGGTAACTACAAGTGCAACGCAAAATACTGGTACTGACGCAACAGCCATTCTTGGAACTGCTGTGGATGACAACGAGTATGTTGCAGCATTTGACATTGATGGTGCATCCGATGGGGCTTATGCTCCATGTGCTACCCCTGCAGGTGAAGTTGTTATAACTTCTGCAGATACTTTGGACTTAACACTCGCAGGTGGAGGAGCTTCCTTCACTGCAGGTAAAATCAGAGTATATGCTGTCCTACAGGACGTTAGTGACATCGGTGAGATGGAAGCTGACGAAGTAGGTAGGGATCAACTCGCCTAAAACTAAAACTTAGGGGGCAAGTGTAACAGGATTGACTTGCCCTCTATTTTAACATAAAGGAATAACAATGGCAGATACAGTCACATCGCAGACAATATTAAATACACCTTACAGATTAGTTATGAAGTTTACCAACGTAAGTGACGGTTCAGGAGAGAGTGCCGTTAAGAAAGTAGATGTGAGTGCATTTACTGCAGGTGAAAAAGGTGCTACATGCACAGGTGTAACAATAGACAGAATACATTTTGTAAATGACGGAATGAAAGTACAGATACTTTGGGACGCATCTACAGATGTAGAAGCATACAAACTATTGGATACTGAAGGATATTATGACTTTTCACATTTTGGTGGATTGCAAAACAACGCAGGTTCAGGCAAAACAGGTGACATTATGTTTACAACTGTTGGACATGCTAACACGGAAACATATAACATCATACTAGATATGACAAAACAATCCTAAGAGGATACAATGTCTGGAACATATCTGAACCTAACTAATAATACACTAGCAAGACTAAACGAAGTACAGCTAACTTCTTCTAACTTTAGTAATGCTAGAGGTATACAGGTGCAAGCACAGAACGCTGTTAATGAATCTATACGATATATAAATCAAAAAGAGTTTACATATCCATTTAATCATGCAACAGAAACAAAGACTCTTACAGCAGGTACGGTTAGATATAGTCTACCCACATCAACTAAGCATGTAGACTACAATACATTTAGGCTGATAAAAGATTCTGACTTGGGTAACAGTGGATATAGACTAGGCATCTTGCAGTACAATGATTATGTAAATAATTATATAACACAAGAAGATGAAGTAGTTACTACAACACTAAGTCAAACTCATACAGACTCTGTAACAACACTAACTGTAGCAAGCACTACAGATTTTGACAGTGCAGGAACAGTACATGTAGGTAACGAAATAATGACCTACACAGCAGTAGGTAGCTCTACAACACTTACAGGTGTTACTCGTGGAGCAAGTGGGACAACAGCATCTGCTCATGCTAGTGGAGTGCAAGTTGCACAATTTGAAGAAGGAGGAATCCCTAGATATGTGGTTAGATCTCCAGACAACAATTATCTTTTATACCCTTTTCCTACTAAGTCATATTCTATAAAGTTTGACTACTACACTTTCCCAACAGATCTATCAGCACACGGTGACACAACAAGTATTCCTGCACGTTTTGATGCAGTGATAGTAGATGGAGCTACAGCTTTCGTGTATCAGTATAGAGGTGAGACAGCACAGTATCAGCTAAACTTTGCACGATATGAACAGGGTATCAAGAACATGCAGACCCTATTAGTAAACAAATATGAATACCTACGTTCTACATTCATACCAAGAACGCCAACAAACGTATTAGATTTAAACCCTAGAGTAGTATAGTATGCCTGATTTATCACAGACAACCCCTAGTGCATTTATATGTGAAGGTGGTTTAATAGCTAACCGTTCTACATTTATAATGCAACCCGGACAAGCCATAGAGCTTGAAAATTTTGAACCTGATATAGAAGGTGGCTACAGACGTATAAGTGGATATCAAAGACACATAAGACAAATTGTTCCTCACACCAGTTCATCTGATGAACCAGTTCTTATGGTTACTAGCTTTGCTGATAAAATATTAGCTGCAAGAGGAGAAAAAATATTTAGTTCTGCTACAACTGATCTAGCTAGAGGGTCTACTAACTCTATAGCACAAGGAACTGCAATGACTGGTTCAGGAACTATAACAGTAAAAAGCACTACAGGCTTTAGTTCAAGTGGCACACTACAAATAGATAGTGAACAATTTACTTATACAGGTGTAACAGCAACCACATTTACAGGTGTAACAAGAGCAGTTAGTGGCACATCTGCTGCAGCTCATACTGCAACTTCAGATTCATCAAGAACTATAGTGTCAGAAAGTTGGACAGAAAAAGATACAGGAAGAACTAATGCAGGTAAGTATTCTTTTGAAAGATTTAACTTTGATGGCAATGAAAAAATTGTTGTTGTAGATGGGGTAAATGATCCTACAGTTTTTAACTCTTCTATAAGTGCAACAGATATAACAGCTAGTGCTGTTGAAGGGGCAAGCATTGTTGTAGCGTTTAGAGAGCATATGTTTTATGCAGGTATGTCAAGCACACCACAAGAAGTAGTATTTAGTCAACCATTTGATGAAGATGCTTTTAGTAGTGGTTCAGGTGCAGGTAGTTTTAAAGTTGATGATACTGTTGTAGGACTTAAAGTTTTTAGAGATAATTTATTTATATTCTGTGAAAATAGAATATTTAAATTGTCAGGAAGTTCTAGTGCTAACTTTGCAGTGTCGGCAGTCACAAGAGATATAGGATGTATAAATGGTAAGACTATTCAAGAATTTGCAGGTGACTTAATATTTCTTGGTCCTGATGGACTGCGAACAGTAGCAGGTACAGCAAGAATTGGTGACGTTGAATTAGGAACTATAAGCTCTAATGTGCAGTCTATATTTGATGATAATATAACAGATTCTTCAGTTTTTGAATCTATAGTAATACCACAAAAAACACAGTACCGTTTATTTTTTAGTAAAGCAGGTGCATTAGAAAGTAGAACAGAGGGACTTGTGTGTGTCCTAAAAGGACAACAAGGTGGTAGAGAAGCCTACGAGTTTGCTAGATTAAAAGGAATTAAACCTGCTTGCACCGATACTTTTATAACAGTGGGTGATGTTCTTGTACTACACGGTGGTTTTGATGGTTATATATACAGACAAGAAGAAGGTTCTACATTTGATGGTTCTGCAATAAATGGTAAATATCGTAGTCCTGACATGACATTTGGAGATCCGGGAATACGTAAACACATGCAAAGAGTTGTTGTAAACTATAAACCTGAATCCATTATAGATGCAGACTTATTTGTAAGATACGACTATGAATCGGCAGATTCAGCTAGACCTGCAGCTTATCCACTAGATTCAACAGATATAGCAGGTATATATGGTACATCAACTTATGGCACTCCTACTTATGGTGGTGCTTCTCAACCACTGGTAAGACAATCTGTAGAGGGTTCAGGATTTGCAGTAGCATTGAGAGTAAATGACGGAGGTTCAACTGATCCTTATTCACTTAAAGGATTTCAGCTAGAATATCAAACAGGAGCTAGACGTTAATGGGAGCAACGTACACAAGACAATCATCATATACTGATGGTGACGTAATACAGTCATCAGACACTAATAATGAGTTTGACCAACTGCTTGCGGCTTTTGCTGCAAGTTCAGGACATACACATGATGGTACTACGGCTGAAGGTGGTCCTATAACTAAGATGCTTGGCACATCTCTTACGCTAGGAGATGGAACAGCAGGGACAGATATAACAGTAACCTTTGATGGTGAGACTT